GCTATATCATTCATACTCATCCCTAACATAGATGCATAATTTGCAGCTTTTATTAGTTCATTTGCATTACCTTTCATATTAAATCTAACAGAAGCACTAGAATTACCTAAGGTTTTCATTGCTTTTTGGAAATCAACGGCATGTCCTGTAGATGCCTCAACTTCACCACCCACCCCGGCTATAGCTTCGGGCATATCCGATAGGGATATACCTAATTCTGATGATATTTTGTATAAATTGGTTGCTTCGTTTCCTGCTAAGCCAAACTTATCTGTTAATAATGTAAAATCGTTTAGAAGTTTCTTTGAGATATTAGGAATGAAACCTAACTCGTTTCTTAAGGTTGATGATGATTTGACTAAATCTTCCATTAACCCTTGAACATCCTGCATATTTCGCATAGTATCCCCGGACATAGTCCCGGATGTTGCTAGTCCTGCCTGTGCATTAAATTTGTTTGATAGGGTTGCTAATTCATATAGGGATTTTAGTGCTTTTATTAATAAGCCACCTAATACCATAGGGTCTGATAGGGATTTTAATACTCCTCCAATAGCCGATGATACTCCAGCCCATGCTACTTGCACCTTACCCCCCATCCCGGCTACTTTGGTCCCATCTTTTGTAACTTGTTGGGCCATAGCTTGTGATTTGGTTTTAGCCTCATCAAAAACATCCCCTAAATTAGAAAAACCTAGGGCACCTGTTATCTTTTCCATTCCTTTTAGAATGCCTCCAGTAAGGCCCATAGCCTTATTAATCTTTTTGGATATTTGTACTTGTTTATTTAATGAATCTTCTAATTCTTCATTATAACCAACAGCTTGATCTAACTCTTTATTTAATTTTTTTGAAAGTTCGAGTTTTTCAGATGCTGATGTTTCTTGGTTGTTTACAATAGCCGCAATTTGGGCCTCTATTGCAAGTTGTTTTGCTTTTCGATTTGTTAGAATTTTAGCCATATCCGAAAGCTTAAATGCTCCTTTAGCTGCCTTCTCATACGCTGTACCTATTGTACCTGATATTTTTGCTAGACTATTTAGTGATTTTGATACATCACCGGCCATTGCTTCAGACACATTACCGCTAGTATCCAAAGCTTCAGAAAATATATCCCCAATTCTGGAGCTAATGGATCTTAAGGCATCCTCAACTATCGATGCTGTTTCAATTGCCTCTTTTCTAATATTGTCTTGCTTCATTTATTGGTGCGTTTTGTTATAAATATTGGAAGACACCACTTTTATGATGTCTTCCTTGCACTTGTAATAAAATCCGGAACCTTTACGTTAGAATTTGATTCCTTAGATTGTTGGGGTGATGGAACTCCCTTCTTTTGTGCTTTTTGGAGGATATTTCTAGCCTCGCTTAAGTCATTAGTGGATGTGTCACCTTTATTCCCTCCTGAATTTTGACTATTTTGTTCATCAAAATGTATGTTTAATTTATTGAATGTAAATTTTCGTAACCATAGGGGCATATTATATACTGTCATATAACTAAAACCCCCATTGCTATGGAAAACTATATCATGTACTTGTGAAAATACTCCTACTCTATATTCCCTAGCCTCACTCGGGGTCAGGGAAAAAAAACCCTGAAGTAATTGGTAGTTCTCTTTCAGATATAACACCATCAGCTCCCTCAAAATCAAATTTCAATTCGATATCTGGTTGTGTTTTTGCTATGTGATCTCTTAGTGATTTTGCGTCTCTAGCTAATAAGTGATTATTAACAAATTCTCTAACTGTTGAACGTTCAGAATCACCATTTACGGACATTATGAGATACATCATTCTAGTTGACATCTCTTTAGTTTTGGTTTTGTTAATTTTAGCTTGACCTCTTAACTCAGCATCAATTGATTTTTCAATTTTACCAGTTAAAATTCTATATGTTACAGGTGTTTTAGTGTGGGGGAGAGTAAACTCAAATTCATTCTTTCTACCTTTTAAAAGACTCAAATCTACTTCTTTGTCTTCTAAGGTAGATAAATCTACTTCAACTTCTTCACCTGCATATGTGAATTTATAACTTGCACCATAACCTAAGATTCTGGATGCTATTAATACTGCGTTTTTATCACCTACAATCATATCTTCCTGCTTAATCCCAGGTGTTACTATTAGAGCATTTAATAAATGGTCAATAGCTGTTCCTTTTGCTATGTAGTTTTGATTTGTGATAATATCTTCTTCTCTAGCAGTCATATACTTCATGACAATTTTACCAGATGAAAGGGGTGATGATTCAGGATATACTAATCCTTTTGAAGGTAACTCAACAACTTCGGTTGGGAAGTTATATTGTTGTTCTTCAGGTATGTGTTGGGGAGGTAATCCACCAACATCTGTTTTTACTTCACTCATATAAATTTTATTTAATTATAACTTTTTATTCATGTATACATATATAATATAAGAAAGAGCTCAGCAATAGCCAAGCTCTTCTTAAAAGTATTTGATTTGTTTTTTATTAGAAATTTAATACACAATAATCCATCCCAATAGTCATATCAATATTCATTGCTTCGTTTTCAGTGTCCCAATTCATATCACCAAATGATGCATCTTTAATAAATGCTCCTTTGATAATCCATTCAGAAACGATATCACCTACAGGACCTAATACGTCTATAGTTAAATCTTTCTTATAGAAATCACTATAACCATCTCTACCGGTTACTGATTCATGATGTAATCTTACCCACTCCATAGTTGCCTGAGCTCCTGATGGTGTGATTGGATCAAACAGTTGCATTGTTATGTCATTCCATTTTAACTTACCTTTTACTTTACGGTAAGTATTTATGTGATTTAATGTGATTTCATCTTGCGCGAAACCTAATCCACTGATACCTTTTATAATATATGATGGAATCCCGTCTACATACATTATGAACCTATTTGCTTGTTTTGGTTCAAATGCTGTGAAAAATATTTCGTTTGGATCTAATACTGCCATTTTATTGTGTTTTATTTTTTTATTCGTTTATAAATATTGCTAAAATTTATTTTTATGCCGGAAATTCAGCTCCTGTTGGAAGGATGTTGAAATCTAGGTAAACAAATTCTGCTGTTTTTGTAGGTTGAACGTATATAGCGCCTCTCAATTCATTTCTGTCAACTATATCGGGACCATTGTTTGACTCGTTCATAACGACTTTAAACGCGTATAAACCCTGTCTTTGTTGCACTGATTCCAAATATGGATTAACTTGAGCTAAGAATATATTTCTTGTTGCTGCTGTGTTTTGTTCAAACACTAAATTATCTGCTACTTGTGAGATATAATTTTTAAGTGAAATTAATAATCTTCTAACATTTATTCTATCTAAAGCTGATGCTGTAGTTTGTAATGTTTTCTGACCAAATACTACAACTCCCTTTCCTGGGAAGGTTGCGATTGGATTAACTTTACCTTGGTATAATGTATCTCTATTAGTTTGAGTTAATTTTCTTTCTGCTTGAATTACTTGACCTAAACCACCTCTGTTAATACCTGCTGGTGCGAACCATGCTTCTGCTGTTCTATCATTAGCGGCATAAACTCCAGGCATTAAGGTTCCAGCTGGAATCCAAACTCTCTGTCCTGAATCTGGATCTGTTACCATACACCATGGCCAATATGAAGCTGCGTATGAAGTATCTTTACTAGCGGCTGTTGTTGTTACGGCTGTAATGGATGAATCATAAGCTTCAAGATCTAAAATTACGATATTATCACCTCTATTCTCTGTATTTGCTACTAAAGTATTTAATACTGAACTATAATCAGATTGGTATAAACCAGGTGCTGATATTAAGTTATATTTGTAATCATCTTTATTTGCTAATAAGTTAAAACCGATTGTATAATCATCACCTGTTAAACCTTGAGTATCTGTACCGTTGATTTTATCGTAATAATTTCCTGTTCCTGTTAAAATTGTTCCAACGGCGTCTCCAAATGTTCCTGAAGCTGCTACTGGTATTGATGCTGTGTATTGAGGTTTTGCTGTTCCACTATTATCGAAATAATCTGGTGTTTTATATGCTACTTCTTTTACTCTTATATATCTTGAAGCATTAGCATAAGACCCAGTTGTTTGTAAATAAACTTCTGTTCCTGATCCTCTTACTACTTTCGTTTGATCACCAATTATTCTAGAAATATAATTAGATGCTTTTGGATCTAATGATACATTATTAAATGATTCTAATACTGAATTTGCTCTTGTTGTATCGTTACCTCGTCTTACAATTACACTAAATGTACCAGATCCAGTTGATGGGTTGGTAATTTGCCATCTAATGTTATCTGATGTTCCGTTTGTTAAAGCACCTTGTGAATTTAATGCTCCTGCACTATTCATTATAATACCTTGACCAATTGTTTCTAATGTGAATGCATTTGCATCTATTATGTCGGCGTCTACTAATGTTACTACTAAATCAGCTGTTGGAGTTCCAATTAATGCCAATGCTACTGTTACTGTATCACCCACATCATATCCTGTACCTACCCCCACAGTTGTAATTTTTTCTACTTCAACTTGTAAATTTGAGGCTACTAAAGTAACTACCCCAGCTGATGAGTTTTGAACATTTGAGGCTGCTAATGTTATTTCCACATTTCCTACTGCTGATGTAAATCCTGCTGTTGCTAAATCTGCTGCTGTTAATGTAATTGTGTCTCCATTTACATATCCCGTACCTATTGCTAATGCTGATGTTGAAGTTAAAGCACCTGCTCCATCTCCTGTAACTGTAATTGTTGCTCCTGTACCGGCACCACTAGTTGATGATTGGGCTACTGTAAAAGGACCTGTTACGTTTCCAATTACACCTCCAGATAACACACTTGTAAGTGCATCAGTTGTTATTAATTGACCTGTTCCTAAAGCAGCTGCTGCTATTGTTAAAGCATCTGTTGCTAAATATCCTGAACCTGCAGTTGTTACTGTAATACTTGTAATTGTTGGAGCAGTTGTTCCTGTTACTACTATATCTGCTATAGCACCTGTACCTGTACCTCCTCCTAAAGAAACACCTGTATATGTACCTGCCCCAGCTGTTACGGGATTAGTTGATATTTCAGAAAGTAAATCATCTGCTGTTAATTGTAATTTTCCTGTAGATGTGTTTGAAATAACATCTAAAGTTAAACCTGTTCCGGCACCTGAAGTTGTAGTTGCTACACTTGCAAATGTTCCGGCTGTACCATCTTCACCACCACTTGTGAATGAATTTGATAAATCTGTTCCGGCACCAACAGCACCACTTTCCTTATCATTAAATACTGTTGAAGAGGTTGCTGCTGTAAAAGCACCGTTTTGAACTCTTGTTACTAGTAATGAAGTACCTCCGTTTTGGAAGTAATTGTATGCCGAGATAGAAGTTAAGAATGTGTATTCATCCGAACCACTATCAAAAGTTGTACCAAAATCTGCTTGATATTCGCTGTAAGTAGTAATTAGTTTTGGGATATTTACCTGACCCTTAACTGTCGGACCTACCAAAGCAGCTCCTGCTTGGATTGGTTGAGACGTTATTTGAGACTGATCGTTCTCTCTTGCTAATACTCCTGGGGAAATTAATGTTTCTGCCATTTTATGTAGTTGTTATTATTTTGATTATAAATATATGATTTTTCTTCAAAAAACTATTTCTTTGGGATAAATTCGCCAGTTTCTAGGGAAATTGACCCATCTCCATACTTTTCTTCTAATTCTTTGCCTAATCTAACTTCCTCTTGTTGGAGTTGGAGGAGATTATTTTTTAATTGTTCTTTACGTAATTCAAGTGTCATTATTTGAATTTCAGTACTACCTGCAATGTTTGTTAATTCAGCATAGTTTTCTTTAAACTTAACTAAACTATCGATTTCTTCTTGTGTTAATTTTTTGTTCATTCTTAAAACTTATTAATTGTTATTTCTATTATATGTTATGTATTATATGTACCAAATTTGGAACATGAAGGTGTTTGTGGCTGATAGTTGTGATCTAAATGTTACATCCCCATTACCAATATCAAGACTAAAAACCGCAATTGCACCTAATACGGGTGTGCCAATTTCGGTTGCTGTTATAATGCAAGTGGTACCTAATACCTTACCGGCTAGTGATGCTATATTAATAACTACCGAACCTGAATTTATAGTACTATTTCCTGTTATTAATTGGAATTTTGTTGATACACCTGCGGAATTGATACCAAATAATTTATTTGAGGAATCTGATGTACCTGTTGTATCTTGATTCCAAGTTGGTATTGTCCCGGTTAACCCCGTATATGGGACATTAACAGCAGTGGTTGCTGTGGTTGCTGTAGTGGCCGTAGTTGCTGTAGTGGCCGTAGCTGCTGTTGTTGATGTTGTTGCGTTACCACTAAGGGAGGCAATAACAGTATCTACCGATAAAGTATTGGTTGATTTATCATATTCAAACCCAGCTTCACCTTCAATTGAGTTTGCAGTTGAGGCACCAAAAGCTACTTGAGTGTTGGTTATTGAACCTGCTATAGTCCCACCACCAGCTGCTGATGTTATTGTTACTGCTCCTAACCCAGATACAGGGCTAAGAGTGATATTTGATCCTGCTACTATAGATGTTACACCTCCATTAGTTGCAGTATCTGCGTTTCCTGTTAAATTACCTTCCACGTTACCTTTTAGATCACCATCAAAACCAAGTGAGGATGATATTGAACCTGTTACAGATAAAGAACCTGAAAGGTTGATGTTGTAGGCATGTACTCCTGTAAATGCATCAAAAGATTGTGATATTTGAGAAGCCTCTACAGGTTGACCTGTTACTATTCCCGTGTTTGTAAAATCTAAAGCCATATTATATGATAATTTTGATTATAAATATTAAAAATAATTCCTTAATTAATATTTTGTGTGTTATTTTTGTTTATAAATATTATGAAAATTTTATTAATTGACGTTTCACAGCATCAATTACAACTTGATGGTGTATGGATTTAGTACATTCAAATTGTCTTGAACTATTTTTATGTTCTGGACACCATTCCCAATCACCAGCATCTAATTTGGTTGTGTTAAAACACCCACCACATTTGTTTTTAGGAGATGATATTCTCTCACAATCTTCAAATTCACTAGTAGGTTCGCTAAAACCTGATATTAGTACTGTTGGACATTCTACAGCCCAACTTAACCAACTCAACCCACTTCCTAATCCTATAAAAGCATCGGCATTCATTAAATCATTTGCTCTCTCACTTAGTGGATGGTCTCCGGTTTTATCGATAACACCCGTCAATGTACCCCCCAATTTAGAATCATGCCATTTATCACCTAGGGGTTCTTGTGTAATCATTACAACTTTGTAACCTTTATAGTTTAAATAGTCTATTACCTTTTGCCAACCACCTTCACGATTCCAATATTTGGCGTGGGATGAGGCATGTGGCGCTATACAAACATACTTACCATCAATCGTTGAACCTGTATTTTTAAATGTATGTTTGGGTTTTATTTCTTTATAATCAAGGCCTAAAATATCAGTTGCGGTTTGTGCTAGTGGTATTTTTCTAAAATTTAATGGATTTTTTTGGTAATCTACATTCTCATCTTCACCATAATGCCACCCCACCTCATACATAGCATATAAATCAAATAACTCTATACCAGGTTCAATAAATTTGATATCTGGGTATTCTGTGTTGAACATTTTATTATGGAATGTAGAAACTGTTAAATTACATTTGTGTATTTTTCTAAATTCTTCTAAGTGAGGCATCCATGATAGAGTATCACCTAAAGCATTAGATGCTAGGTGAATATACACATTTTGATTTTCGGCATTATATAAATGTTCAAATACAACTTCACCTGTGATTTTGTTTTTAATTTCTATTTGGTAATTAACAAAATATTGGATGTTAGTTTTACACCACATATTGTTTGTAATTATGTTCTCGTAAACTACTTCCCCATTATCTCTATTGATGAAATTTACGGAATATTCAGCCTTTTCATCCCCTAATACTTCAAACCTACAACCCTTAATAAAATTTAACTTATATGTGTTTTTCTTAAATAGGGGGGTTTTAGGTAATTTTACTAAATTGTTATATTCTTTTATTAATATTTCTTTCATACCATCAAATAATCATTAGTGGATTCTACTTTATCTATCATTTTATACCCTAAGGTTAGAAGATAGGGGATTGCGGTTTTCCCATTATCTTCAACCCATATTAGTGGTTTGTCTTTTAATAATAAATTTCTCATCCCTTCAAAGGCTGACAGTTCGTGACCTTCTACATCTATTTTAATCATTTTAACTTTTTCAGGTATAGTTATTGTATCAAGTGAGATAACTAGGTTTGTATTATTACT